GGACTGTACAGCCGTTAATGCCTATGATTGGGATAGGCGAACAGCTTATGCGATCTGTATGGCCGAGAGCAAAGGCAATCCAAATATTGACAATGCCGGCTTAAATCGGGATGGCTCAGTGGATTATGGACTGATGCAAATCAATTCAATCCATGCGGATATGGTGGGCGGTAATCTTGAGGCGTTGCGCGATCCGGCTACCAATATCAAAATAGCGTACTCACTAAGCAAGGGCGGCAAAGACTGGACACCCTGGAGCGTGTACAATAACGGAAAATATAGACAATATCTATGAAATGGCTAAACCGGATATTTACCGGCCTGGCGGTCCTGGGATGGCTAGTCGCGGTGGATGCAGTAATGTTTAACAGCAAAGTAATGATACAGATTTTAGAGGCAATATGAAGTTATATAATTATCAGGAAGAATATCTGGCCAAGCTACCGCCTAGCTGTATCATGGCGGCCGATCTTGGAACTGGCAAAACCTTGATGAGCCTGGCCCACTGGGAACGGCAAAACACTGGCCGGCGACTTCTAATAGTGGCGCCAGCATCTAAAATACGAACTGGCGACTGGGAAGCTGAGTTTATACGATGGTTTGATGGGCATAATGACTACTATCCTATTAAGCCTACATTTATCAGTTATGAGAGTTTGCGCCTGATGGATAAAGAAACGAGAAGGCCGCGATGGTGGAAGTTTACCGGCGCGCGGAACGGCGGCCAGGTCTATGATGTTATAGCTGACGAGTGCCATGCACTCAAAAATCCACAGAGCAAGCAGAGTAAGGCGCTTTATGAAATAACTCGATCCGGCGGCCTATTTATTGGCCTGTCTGGTACGCCTATGCCTAACGGATGGATTGACTTCGCCGGCTACAGCAAAATATTTGGCTTCACCAAAGGTATCACCGAGTTTAAAAATATCTATTGCAATTACGTTGATTATAAAGGCTTCCCGGAGCTGAAAAGCTATAATAATATTCCGGAATTGGAAAGCCAACTAAAACAATGTGCCTTTAAGCTTGACCGCAACCAGGCCGCCGAGTTACCGGACCGGCGTATGCTTGGCACGCATATCAGGCTAACCCCTAAATCGAGCAAGCTATATTACGAACTGAAGCTGACCCGGAAAGACCCACGAAGCCAAGAGTTATTGGATAGCGCACCGCGCCTACTTTCAGTATTACGCCAAAGCACCACCGATGCCCGGCTGGATAGTTTACTGTCAATTGTCAATGACACATCTGACAATATTGTAGTGTTTTACAACTACATCAGCGAACGAAAAGCAATATTGAAATTATTGGCGAAAACTGAAAAGAAAATATTGCGCCGGGATGGTGACGTACACGATAATTTGCCGGCCTCAGATGCAAATATCTCAAATACGGTGTTAGTAGCGCATTATAAGAGCGCCAGTACCGGGCTAAACCTACAATGGGCAAATGTTACAGTATATTTTAGTCCTACCTACTCTTACCAGGAGTTTGAGCAAAGCGTAGGCCGAACACATCGCAACGGCCAAACCAAGAAATGCTTATATTACCTGTTCAGCGTGAAGAATACGGTGGACCGTGATATTTGGACCTGTTTACGTGACAAGCGTGATTTTAATGAAAAATTATGGAAAGCAGATGAAGAATGAAAAAAATACTCGATGTTTGTTGTGGTGGCCGAATGTTTTGGTTTGATAAAAATAACCCTGATGTACTATTCGTAGATAACCGTGTGGTGGACCCTATGTCAGTAGGCAAGGGCCGGAATGCGCGGCAGTTCAGCGTGGCGCCCGATAAGGTGATGGACTTTAGGAATCTTGACTTGCCGGACAATTCATTTTCGCTTGTCGTGTTTGATCCACCACACCTAAAACGTGCCGGTCCGCAGTCATATATGGCGATGAAGTACGGAAAGCTCGATCCTAAAACGTGGCGTGAAGATTTAACGAAAGGCTTCGCTGAATGCTTTAGGGTGTTGAAGCCCGATGGAATATTAATTTTTAAGTGGAACGAATATCAAATTTTACTAAGTGAAATTCTAAAGCTAACGCCGGCGAAGCCATTGTTTGGCCATCCATCAGGCAAACGTCAGGAAACTCATTGGGTATGTTTTATGAAAACTGATAATAAGGAGTAAGTATGAACAAAGATTGGTCCGGCAATAAAAAATCAGTGTTTACTACGCTTGGCGCAAGTAGTCATAGCACAACTGATCGAATTGAGCATGATTATTACGCGACAAGCCCTAAAGCCATAGCACCTATATTCAGTATTCATAAATTTGATGATTCTATTTGGGAGCCAGCTTGTGGGGGGGGGCATCTATCCGAAGCCATGAAAGAGTATGGTAAAAGCATTTATTCAACTGATTTAATAGATCGTGGATACGGTGATGATTTTTTCGATTTTTTCGCCAGTGATCTTGATTGGCCCGGCGATATAATTACGAACCCACCATATAAATATGCTAAAGAATTTGCGGAACACGCGCTGGGCCTACTAAACGATGGCAAGCAGTTAGCAATGTTTCTTAAGCTAACATTTTTAGAAGGCAAAGCGCGAAAGAAGTTTTTTGATGTTCACCCACCAAAATATATTTATGTGTTTTCGTACCGCGTGGGAGTGGCCCGTAATGGCGACCCTGAAATGTTTAATGCTAGTTCTGCCGCCTGTTATGCTTGGTTTATTTGGGAAAAGGGATCAACAGATGAACCGATTGTGAGGTGGATATAACAACAAAGAAACTATTGACAAAGTTTAATATTTTTGATACCATGAGACAGTCAAAACAAAGCAATAGGAACGCTAAGGAGGGTATAGTGTCTAAAAAAATCGAAGTAAAGTACATTCCAAATGTGCAAAAAATTACGGTCCGAGTTAGATAATGGAAGCGGCGCTTGAAGCGATTGGTTTACCAGTCAAATGTGCCTACGGCGATTGCGACACAAAAGGTTTTGTTAAACCGCGCAATACAGAAAATGCCGATTACGGCGGCTGGTATAAGTCAAAGTTATTCCGGTTCAAGCGCAAGCGTTGGTTTTGCCCGGAACATTACGAGCAGGGCCGAGCGATAGATAATAAGTTTTACGAAAACTATCGCACACCGGATCCGTACCCGGAAAAGCAAACGGAAGCTACCACTGAAGAGTTATATAAATTATTAGATGATTAAGGAGTACAGAAGACAATGACAGCAAATCAATCAACCCAGTTAGTTACTAACCCACACACCAAGAAAGCTATGGCCACGCTAACCAAGTTCGCCAAGTTGGAAACTCAGTATAAGGCTCTTGAGAAGGAAGCCAAAGCCGCGAACGAACTTATTAAAGATGCTATGATCGCCGGCGGCGTTGATAAGGTCACTATTGATATGCCCGGTTGGGAAGGCTACATCACCCTGGCCGAACGGACCACCTTCAAAGCTGAAGACCTGGATGCCGTTGCTGACGAGTTCAAGAAGCCAGCGCTTGATACTGATAAAGTCAAGGCCGAGCGCACGCTTAAGGGCAATTTGCCGGCCGGTGTGACTGAAACCAAGACCCAGTACATCACTAAGAAGCTGAGGGAGGTCTAAGATGCTGTTTATAGTTTTAGCAATCGCGGCAATAGTAATTGGCTTAATTGTCGGCATAGTATTATCTTTTGATAGCTATGCTGATGGCATAGAATGGTTTTTTGGCCTTCTAATGGGTATTTTTGCCGCCATATTCTTGTTTGGCATAATGCTAACCATTAGCGTTTTTGTGCCACATCACTTCACTACAGAGAAGAAAAATCTGTTTGTACTTCAAGACGGTACTCAAACCGGTGGCTCATTCTTCTTAGGTATTGGCACAATTGACGGCACGCCAACCTATACCTACTACGTTCAAGAAGGTAAAGGCGCGAAACTTGCTAATACTGAGGCTGATGAGGTCATTGTTTACCAAGATACCGATAAGGCATATCTTGTGCAACAGACTGATTGTAAAACGAATATCGAGTGGCTAATCAAATGTGCTACCGATGAGCGCGTGACTGAAATTCACGTACCAAAAAATACTATCAAGCAGAACTTTGTATTGGATGCCAAATAATGTTTCTTGACGTACTATTCGGCTTCATTTGGAATAAACTAACTGGGAAAGGTAAAAAATGAAAATACTAATAATTGGCATATTTGTAGTAGCTGTCGTGATAGTGGCTATAGTAGCCACGCAACACCGGCATAATGAAAACTGTAAGTGGATCGCGCCACTTCGCACCGAGTACGTTATGTGTAGCGATGGAAAGGTCAGGCTCAGATAATGGCAACTGGTATAAAAGTTACGTTTAAGTTGATAGCCGCGCATGATGTTAATACTATTAATGAAGTAGTAAATAAGCACTTGGCTGAGGGCTGGAAGTTTATGACTGGCTCAACACTTTTAATTAATAAACACGAAACGATTGCCGGCAAAGGTTATCAATATTCAATAACAATGCTACTAGAGGAGGAATACTAATGGCACGTTTAATATTTGTACTGGGCCATCCCGGTACTGGCAAGTCATCAAGCTTGCGTAATTTCAAAAAGGAAGAGGTAGGCTATATATCTGTTACCGGCAAAGAGTTGCCGTTCAAGACGGACCTCAAGCCAGTGGTGGCCAAAACTACCTCAGAGATCAAAACCCTGGTCGAGAAGAGCAAGAAACCTATCGTGGTGATTGACGACATCAATTATCTGTTCACCTTCCAGGTGTTCGGTCGGTCCAAAGACAAAGACCAGTTCCAGGTATTCCGCGACATCGCCGGTGACTTCTATGATCTGGTCAAGACCGTCATTGATAAGCCGACCGAGCAAAATATCTATATGTTTGGCCACATCGAATTGAACGAGCATAATCTGGTGCTACTCAAAACTGCCGGCCAGTCTATCCGCAATAATATTGCCCCGGAAGGCTTGAGCAATATCGTGTTTGAATCGGCGGTGGACCTGGGTGACTTCGTATTCAAGGTCAAGACTGACGGCACCGGCATTAAAACACCGATGGAAATGTTTGAAGATTCTACTGTTCCGAACGATCTTAAAATTGTGAACGATAAAATTAATGCTTACTACAAGGGAGGAAAGTAATGCGTAACTTATTTAAGCGAAAGCCCCAGCGACCAACAATTGTTCGCCCCGGTGATGTAGTTTTACTATCTACCGGCGCGGCCTACCGGGTTGATGCTACAGCACTGGTACGACTACCAATTAAAAGAATAGGAGAGCAATAATATGTCTGAAGAAGTAAAACCCGAAATAGTATCAAGTCCGGGATATAGAACGGCTTACAATGTCAATCCAACTATCAATGCCGTAAATAAAACAGATGATGCCGGCAACCCTAGCGGCGGTTCCGTTGGCCTGGTTATCACGGCTGACCCTCCGCAATATAATGGCCTTCACGCGCTGATGGTCCACTGGCAAGATGGGCCGCGCGGCCAGGAAGGTACGGATGAGCTGTTACCGCCTAACGGTGCTTTTGTTGAAGATGTGCTTTGGGCCGCGCTACAGCGCCTTGAGTTTTTTCAAAACAGCAAGTATCGGGATCGTGGCAATGCCCTGGCCATCACTCATATCGAGGGCGCACTTCAAGCATTAAAAGACCGTCAGCTTGAGCGGTCACATCGAAACGTAGAAGGAAAGCACGAGGTTTAGTATGGGAAAAGGTTTATTTGATGACGTTCTAGACAATGTGGGCGAACCGTACAAAGGCGGCAACGGCTTTGAATATGGTACTCACGAAGTAATGATTGGTACTTCTGAAGCTAAGGCCAAAGATACCAAAAAAGCGAAGGATTGCGCCATTATCGAAGTGGTTGTGTTTGATGAAAAAAATCAAGACAAGACTGCTACCTGTACACTATGGTTTCATACTGATGGCGCGGCCAAGATGTCAGTCACCAAGATACTTGGCTTACTGGTTCACAATGTTGGTGAAGACAAGAAAGAACAGGTCCGCGAAGTTGGTAAAAAATTGTTTGGTGGCATTGACGATCCGGTGAAGGCCCGGGATGTTGCCAATAAGCTGATGAACGATAAGCTACTCACCAAGAAAGCATATTTGGTAGCCGAACCCCAGGGTAACTACACCACGACTGCTTACGGCGATCTGTGGCATTACCCGGCTGTACCGCAAAATGCACCGCAAGACGATGCTCAGGCCGCGGCACAAGCTACCGGTGGCTCCGTGGTCGCTGACGATGATATTCCGGAGGATCTGTAATGGCAGAGCGCAAAACACCACGTAAGAAGAATGAGGGGTTTGTTGGCTTACAGCTTACCCCGGACTTGCTGAAGAAGCTGGATGCTAAGGCTAAAGAAACCACTCTTAACCGTAGCCAGATAATCCGCATGGCTATCATCGAGTATCTGAAGTAGATCTTTAACAACTAGAGCGCAGTAGCGCTAGTCAGATTTGGGGCGCGATGGGAACTATACCAAGTCCGAAATACAGTGGGGTGAAAAAATATAACTCCAACCGTAAAGTAGGACGAATCGCTAGCCAATCAGTTCGCCGAAGGCCAATTAATCATAGCTGGCCAAAAGCCTGTGGGTTTCTAGGACCATGCAAGACACAGGTAATGAGTAGGTATCTGACTAGCGCCATGCGCTTTAGTGTTAAGGAAAAAATACAGACCACATATATAGCGTGGTGCAAAAGCATTAGCATAGGGGTAAAATAAAGGGTACTCATGGCAGAAAAAGACGAAGACAGCGGATTGATTAAAACTACCGATCAGAAGATGTCGCTCAAGGCTAAACAAGCTAAAGCGATTACTCAAAAGTATCGGATAGTTCGATTTCGCGGCGCGGTATTGTACCGGGCCGATGCCGGATGGGAGCCATTATCTTATGATGAATTTGCCCGGATTTGCTATGACATACATGGCGCCGGCATACGCCAAACTCAGATCAAAGACCTTCAGCACCTATTCTTCGCCAGTTCGGATGACCTGACCAAATACGCGCATTACATAGCGATGCCTGATGGCCGGGTGTGGGATATGAAAGAACTCAAGTTTACGACCGATGTATCACACGAGGATTGCATCTACACTACCGCCATTAGTCCGACTGAAGGTAAGTCGCACCGCAAATGGCTGGAAGAGGTCACGATGAAAGACAAAGCCCTGGCCGATGACATTATCAAAGCTATAGCACCGGTATTTATGGCCAAGAAGCCGTTTGGGGTGTTTTGGTTCCTGGGTAACGGCGCTAATGGTAAATCAACCACGCTGAAGGCGCTGTACGCTATATTCGGGTCCGATCCACCGTACACACATAACCGATGGTTCAGCCAGCTAACAGTCAAGCAAATCGAGGATGAGCGCGACACGCCGATGATTAATGGCAAGCTAGGCAATATCTGTCTTGAATCTAATGACGGCCACGTTAAAGACACCGGTGGCTATAAAAACCTGGCCGAGCATAGCACTTTTAACGTCCACCGGTTCAACAGTCAAGATGGCGCTATGGTAGATGGCAACGTGCATACGATCTTTAATGCTAATAATATTCCGACCTTCGCTGATAAAACCCAGGGTGTCCGGCGCCGGACCTTTACCATACCGTTCAAAGCCAGCTTCCTTCAAGACAACACCTTTGATGAAAAACTGTTTGCCAAAAAAGACTTCCTATCCGACCTACTCGGTGAATTATTACGGACCACTGTAGATATTAAGAAATACCACTACAGCTATGACTTCAGCGAACAGACCTTACTGGCCAAGCAAGATTATGACGAAGAGGTGAATACCGCCGAAACTTACTTTGAAGAGTTATTGCATACCGATGTTTGGGGCTTCACTAACTTCACGGACTTGACCAAAGATTATCAGCGGTGGTGTGATGAGCGGAGTTACACCGCGCTCGGTAAGAAGAGTATCGCGCACGCGGCCAAGATCATAGGCTATGAGCGCAAGTCATTTAAGCTGGATGGCAAGTTAGTCACCCGGTACGTTTGCGAGGGCCAAAGCCCTCAAGACCTGACAGAATTGCCACATCGTTGGGGTATGTTCCAGAGAGCAAATAGCAGTATCGAACTTGTCGAATCAGAGAATACGCTTGACAAGAATTACGATAACCTGATATCAATGCTCTAATGGCTAGTCTTAAAACACGCTTTGAAGAAATAATACACATGAACTGGGGTGACTTCGTGCTACTCGAGCATGATAAGTCGGCCAGCGTGGATGACGGTGTACTCTGTTCCCTGGTCCGTATCTGCGCTGATACCGATGATATTGCCGCGATTAAGCTAGCCTTCGATCGGGTGGATGGCCTACAAGATACTCCTGTCGAGATTAAAGTACCAAAATTCTATACTCGATACATAAAAGCTAAGGAAATTGAGCAGGGTCCGAAGCAAATAGAAGCCCCTGAAGCCGCTAAAAAGGATAAAGCTAGTGATTATGACCCTGCTACTGCTAAACTCCGTGAAACCCTGCGAGAAATGCGCTCTATGCCCCAGGATGTCATACGAGTAGTCCGGCTTTATAAGAAACACATTGATGAGGGCAAAGAATCCAAGCATGATCCGATGGTCAAGTCAGTTATTGTGGCTAATCTGCTTAGAAACGTCCGGAGGGGCCGTTATCGCGCCATTGAGCTAGTGTTTGACCAGATTGACGGTAAACTTACCCGGACCATTACTTTACTAGGCGGTGATGACGTCTATGTGGATGACTACACTACCCTGGTGGCGCCGGCGTATGCTACATTGGATGAATCAGGCCGCTATATAGCTGAAAACAAAATAATGACTGCGGCCTGGTTGCGCGGCTTCGCTAATAGTCAGAAAGGGCTGGAAATACTGGCTCAAGGGTTAGAAGATGACTGAAACTAGGCTACAAGCTAATATTCGCACCTATCTTAAAAATAAAGGTTGTTACGTTTTAAAGACCAGACCTGATGCGCGTGGCGGCGCTCCTACTGGCTGTCCTGATGTCTTCTTCTTCAAAGAAGGGTTTTGGGGTGCCATCGAGGTTAAAGCATCGCCAAAAGCGCCATATCGTGTACTTCAAAAAGAAACATTAGAATTGCTTGCTGATTGGTCCTGGGCTAAAAGAGTAGATCCTACCACTTGGCCCGAGGTAAGAGCAGAATTAGAAGGGATATTATGAGTTGGTTTAGATTTTTGCGACCGAGTTGCCCGAATAAAGATGGCGGTAAATTACACATTGATCATTACGAACAGATGGGAATGGTCACTATTTGGCAATGTGATGTTTGCAAAGAATTGTGGATATGATTGTTTTCCACGATGTTGAACAGGGTAGCCCGGAGTGGCACGCCTTACGAAAAGACTTGTGGACCGGATCTAAGGCTATCCGACTGCTACAGGGTAAGCCATTGCCGCGTGATTATGATTTTAAGGGTAACATCCATACCAGGCGTGGCCACGCGCTTGAAGGAGTTGCTATCGCTGAATACGAGCGCATGACCGGCCGTAAGGTCCAGCGGCCCGGGTTCGTTACCAATACCGTATATCCGAACGCCGGCTACAGTCCGGATGGCATACAGGGCAAGATGTTACTAGAGGTGAAGGCGCTCAATGGCGAACGGCATGAAACTCTGATGGCCGGCTCGATACCCCTGGAGTATCTGGTCCAGGTTTACTTTGGCATGATCATCACCGGACTTCGCAAGGGTAAACTACTGGCCTTCAATCCCGAGTATGAGCAACAGCTTACGGTGCTAGATGTGTTTTATGATAAGGCTATCGGCAATAATATCCGCAATAAGCTGAGGGCTGATATGAAAAAGGCCCCGGTTAAATCCGGAGCCTAGCGGCCTTTTTGTAAGAGAGCTTGCGCTTTGGTGTTGATTCTAACTCTTCAAAAAATAGCTCAAAATTTAGTGTACTAATACAGCATTCCTTTGTTTAGTACCTATCATTATACCACCTCTTGACATTTCACCTCTGTTGTGCTATGATGGCTACAGTAACCGCTCCCCAGTTATACAGCGTTCCAAATTGCTATCTCTTCGGGAGCGGTTTTTATGTTACCAAAGACAAAAATCCCCTCTTTTTGAGGGGTTTTGTCAGGTGAGCATATTCCTGTTTTAAGTAAATCTTTGTTTTGTATAAAAGTTTGAGGACTTAATCCAGATGGAGTTTTGGGAGGTGTTATTGCCGATTAAGGTACAATACTCGACTTATTATAAGCATAAAGACAATAGATATGCTATACTTTTTTGTGTGAGTTGTAGTTCTCAGGGGTGAGAACTAGAAAAGACCGCTGTGCGAGGGCGGTCTTTTCATTTTGTAACAGTCAGGTTTTTATATTTATTCGGTGCTTGAACCGCCTTTCAGCTTACTAAAGAACTGGTTGTACGCTAACGCGGCTACAACGGCAATTAGTAGGGCGGTTCCGAGGGTTTGGGCTACGCTTACAAATGTAAACGTAGGTGCGACTACAATAATCGCGGCGACCACTGACAGAATACCATTTACCCAAGCCGGGTATTTGGTGGTAAATTCTACTGGTACAAGTTTCAATAGTTCAGTAATGATTAAGACCGCGGTTGCGGCCAGGGCAGTTGCTTGTGTAAATAGTTCCATAAAAACTCCTATTAAGTTATTTTCTTAAGCAGATCTAGGTAAGCACGCTCATCAGGGGTGCAGTTACCAGTTTGCGGATTATGAAGAGCTTTGTAAACCTTATCGGCGTACTCGAAAGTCCGTGGATCGGTATAGACGACATTAAAGGCATCGTAAAACGGCTTGCCGTCCAGATTTTTGTGGTCATTAGCGCGGTCCTGGGCATTATAGCCTGGTGCGCCCGGTACGGTTTGAACTCCCCACATCAATCCGAGTAGGTTATCAACTTCGCCTGGTGAAATATTTTGTGCTGGCATAGGTGGTTTCTCTCCTCCTTCATTATAACTCTTAATTCTATAAACGTGTGCATCATGGCGCCAAGATTCCTGTTCGTTACCGATGCGCGAAGCAAATACTCTATCGCCATCAACAATTTTGGAAGCCACGCCGGGCCAATTAACATTCGATTCAAATACCCGGCCACCGCTCAATTGAACGGCTACATGGCCATAAGTACCGTATTCGTAGCAAATAAGGTCGCCGCGTAAGCGTTGGTTAAACGGTACCTCTATAGCATGGCCCTGGGCTACCAGTGTTTTGCCGACAGATCGAGCATCACCCCGGGCTGAAAAGGCATCAGGTACGCCGGTCATCTGAGCCAGGAACCATTTAGCAAGGGTGACACACTGGCCGGTCAGGTTGCCGTCAGCCGGTGTCTGATTATTAGCAGTAAAAAAATGGCCTACACGCCCAACGGTATATTCGTCAGCGTTAGCGGCTACTGCCATTACTCTTCCTCTTCTGGCTCCGGATGGCCAACCTCTCGAGGTTGAACGGCTGGTGCTGGTCGATTTTCGTGCTTTCTCTTTACCATAAGCTGATTATAACACTATTGTCTAGCACATACATTTGTAAATGGTACGCAAACAGGCACACCAAGCACTCGAACTGGCTCTGGATCTTGTGAATTATTTGACGGTGCTGGTGTATTAGGAATGTTATTATTAGAGGATGACAAACCGTCATTTTGACCCCGAGAACCCTCTTCATCCCCTCCACTGGTTGTGGAAGCTACACCTGAAGTACCGGTAGGGGAATTATTTGTTTTCTGTGATTTACTGTCCGTAGTACAGGTATCAAGGTCCGTAATTACGACTGGTACAAAGTTTTGAGTGTACTGAGCAAAAATAGTGGCAATACAGCGAGTATAGCTACGATTCTGTTTGGCTATTGACTGATTATCTTCACCTAACCTTTTAGTTTCTTTATTGAGCCGCTGGTTATCTTCACTCAGTTGTTTGTTTTGTTGTGACAGATCCTTAACTTGAGTAATAAGCCGATTTTGGCCGGCCATAACTATCATTGAAAAAATTAGTAGCATAACCCCTAAGACAACTAAAAGAACGTGTTTTATTTTCGTGTAATTATTACTTAACCACAAATGAAGTCGTTGAAGCATAATTAAAGTCCTCCTGGTACCTTTATACCCTTAAGCGCGGCGTATAGCGTAAGTATGATGATAATTGCGCCAAACACCAGAGATAATAGCTTAATAATATTTGGATCACGCCACCAGGAAGGAAGATCTTGAGCGGTCTGTTGAGTTTGGCTAGGAAATACTGTATTTTCAAGTTTTGCAACACGACTATTGATTTTACGTGTTTCATTGGTGTTATCCTGTAGACTGCTTCCCAATTTATCAACCTTTTTATCAATACCCTGAATAGTACCTTCCAAGAGGGTAAAAAACCGGTCCTCAAAATCATTTTTATTTGCCACACCGTAGCCCTTTTGATGCTAGCCTTGCTAGTGGGGTGACGTAGGCTTTCATTGTTCAACCTTACGTCTTAATTATGTAGTTCAACGCTAAGTACGGTGGTAGGTTGTTGTCCATTTCGGTGTTACCACGGAGCGGTACGCCGGCAGTAGTCGCAACGCCCGAAGTTTCCCCGGCAGATGTTACTCGGGCGTTTGATGTGTAGGATGTAACTGGCTGGACAATGCGTGCATCGGCGAAGCTGTTGCCAGCGCTGGCGAATACAGAGATCTGAGCGTAAGCAGGATCGTTAAGGGCATGAGCGTGAGTTTCTTGTCCTTGTTTTTCAGCTAAAGTATGGTTGGTCAGGGTAACAGTAATGGTATTAGTGCCTGATCCGGCACCAGTAATATCAATAGCTGTGCCTTTTAAGGCGTTGGTAAGCGAAGAAGCCAGCTTAATTGTGGTAGCTGACACTCTAATAACAAAGTAGTCAGTGGCTAGGGATAGGCCAGTTGGCAATGTACCGCTAGTGGTTAGCTGGAGTTTAACACCAGTCTGTAACGCGGTATTGCTCGGAACAGTTATAACATCTGTACCGGTATTCACATCTGTAGAAGCAAACGTGGTTGTAAATGTGCCAGCGCCTACACCAATAGGTACGCGAGATCGTAAATCAGGTACGTTAAAGTGAGTGCCGTCAGCCGAGCCAAAAGCAACGCCGATAGCCGTAAATAGATCGGCATAGTCGGCCCGGAGCTTTGAAGCACCGTCACAGAGTAACCAGCCAGTAGGCGCGGCCGCTCCAGCATAGGGTGAAACAACGCCGGCAGGTACTACTGAATGGATGGCCGCATCATTAAGACTACCGTCATCATTATGTGATTCTTCTAAAACTTCAGCGAGATTATCGCCGTATTGAGTGGTGGGCCGTATGATAACAATATCGCCTACTTCGCTACCGTCATCAGTGTAGCCGGGAGCTATATCGTCAATTTCAAGATTACTGCCATCAACATGACCAGTAAAATCAACACAAGTTTCTTCAGATATAACGGTAATTTCTTCAGAAGTAATAGGATCAATGAAAGTATGGGGCGTACCCATGCTACCAGCAAAACCTCCAGGGTTTATGCCAGCTACTGTATCTACGATAATTGTTGATGCCCCGGAGGAGCGTGAACTTTGGACGGTTGCTACGTTAGCGTTGCCGGTACCGTCACTTGCTTTTATTTGTTCGATTGATGCCATGCCCTAATCATATAACAAAAGAGGAGCTTTTTATAGCCCCTCTTATGCTTTTCTAGTTGCTAAGACTAGGAGTTGGTGCGTTCCAGGGTAGCGATTGCTTTAGCTTTTAGACCGAAGACAAACACATCACCACGAGCGCGAAGCTGTAACTCAGAACCACCGTGGCCCGGTACATCCTTGATGAGCTTCATGCCACTTCCGGTAGCAGGATCCATCTTAGGAGTAACACGGATGACAGCGCGCTTATCAACCGCGATAACATCTACGCCTTGTGGGAATAGAGTGTCATCAGCTTCGACAACCATTACGCCATCAACTGGACCAAGAACACCGTTCTTACCAGCCGTGTAACCCAGGTCGGAGCCATCAAAGCTAGTTACAAGAGCTTTGAAGGTGTCAGAAACAGCGTATGGTACCCAAGCAACCATGTTGCCAGGACGACCACCGTTACCTTTGACCTTAGAAACGGTGTTGAAGAACTTGAGCTTAATGCTATCCGTACCAGCTACCCAAGTGACCTTGTTAGCGATAGGACGAGCGGCCAAAATTTTGGTAATGGCGTAAGCATCGAAGTCCGGAATAAACTTCTCGTAAACCCATGACCGAGCGAACTTGCTGGCCAGGCTTGCAACAGGGGTGTCCTGTTCAAGAGTTTCCTGAATACGAAGGAATTTATATTTGTTGTAAGCCAGTGTCATGTCCTGGTTGCCGGTTTCGGCCAATACAACGGTTTGTGAAATGGCAGTTTCGTCATAACTACCCAAAGAACTACCACTAATGTCGTAGTTTAAAAGACGAACAGTTTGTGCTGAAGTGAAATCAACTCCGTTGGCATCGAGGTGACGCGCAACGAAAGATGCTTTTTCCAGCGGCTTATCCAGAATAGAACTGGTTTTGATGCCGTATGCAGATGCCATAAGAGCTATCTCCTAAATTCAAAATTAATATGTGTGTTGTCTTCTGTTATCATAAGAATACCACAAGGATTATACGTCAAGCAAATATTATGCAAATACCAGCACACCGATTGCCACTCCGCGATTATCAAGAAGAGATTATAACTGCCCTTGATGATGACGATATTCGGCAAGCGGTCCTGGTAGTGGCTCGGCGTGGCGCCAAAACATATACCGTATTCGTGGAGCATATCATACCTCAGATGGTTAAGGAGGTGATGAACGCTGTAATCGTATATCCTACCCTGTCGCAAGGCTTCAAAAACTTCTGGAATAACATCGAAAATGATGGCTTCAAAACGCTTGAGCATATCCCTAAAGAATTGATAGCCCAACGCTCAAACAGTGAAGACGATATGCGGATCACGCTTATTAATGGCTCGACCCTGATGGTACTCGGAGCGCAGAACGCGGAAGCCTTGCGCGGCGCCAACGCTAAAATTTACTTCTTTGATGAGTTCGTGGATTTGCCAAGCGGCGTATTAGGCGTGGTCCGGCCGATCACCAACGCTAACGGCGGTAAGATTGTTATCGCCAGTACGCCTAAGCAAGATGGCATATCCGGTGGCACGTTCAAGAAACTACATGAAGCGGCTAAAACTCGTGATAACCAGTACACTTGTTACATCCCTGGTGACAGGTTTATGACCCCTGAAGAAATGGAAGTATTGCGCCAAGACTACATTGACGAATATGGCAACGACTTCCTGTACCGACAAGAAATACTGCTTGACTGGGGCCAAGCATCCACCGCCAGCTATTACGGTGAGATTATGAGTAAAAAAGATAAGGATGGCACCATAGGCGAGTGGGCGCATAACCCGGCCTATCCGGTGTTCACGGCCTGGGATCTAGGCCGGTCCGATAGCATGGTAATTTTATTCTTCCAGTATTTTAAGGGTAAGGTCCGGATTATAGATATGTACGAAACACATAACTTTGGTCTTGATAGCATCATACCGGTGTTACAATCCAAGCCATACAATTACGGCTGGCATTGGCTACCACATGACGGCACCGTGGCCAGCTTGAATGATAACGTCCAGCGTATAGCCTATCTGCATAGCAAAGGCATTAATAATGCTAGTACGCTGAAGCGCGAGGGCGTAAGCATCGGTATCGGCCGGGTGAAAGACTGGCTACCGGAAGCGCTTATCAATGATGGCATGACCAGCGGCCTAAGCCGTAAACTCCGTATATATAAGCGTAAGTTCAATCCTACCACCGGTGACTATATCGGCCCTGACCACAAGAGCGAGAGCCATATAGCTGACTGTACTAGATACCTGTTCGCCGCGGTTGCATTATTCTTCAACGAAAAGGGGGAGTTTATTTACTCCCCCGAGGACAATCAAACCGAGTACGCTAGCGACTTGGTTACTGTTCCTTTTTCTTAGGCTTTGGCCCTGGTTTAGCTGGCTCTACAGGAGGTGCCGGTTCATCCTGTTCAGGAGCCGGTGCTTCCTCTTTCAAGTCCGAAGTGTCAAGATCATCTTCGTCCACATTCTCGACTATAGCTTCAGGTTGAGTAGGCTTGCTACTGATGGCTTGCAGGTATTCCTCTTCAAACGGAGCTTCATTTTCGTCAGCGCGCTCCTGGGCGGCACGTAGCTGTTCACCATAGATGGCGTACAGAATTTGAGTGGTAGTAACTTTTTGACCACCGTTACGAGAAGTTAAAAACTCCATTTTGGTTTCATTGCGGCGGTATGCTTTTACCTTCTTGACCCATTCAGGTTCAAGGCGCCATCCGAAGTCCTGGTCACGTGAAGCATTAATGCCCATATCTGAGCTGTTTATATAAGCCTGGATCTGTGGCTCGAGCCGGGCGTAGTGTGTTTCGCCGGTCTTGATGTTATAGAATCCGATGCCTTTAGGTTGATTGTCGTCCATTGCGATTTATCCTTTCGCTAATTCTTTACTTACTTGTTGTGCAAAATCATTTGGATCATTGACCGGTGCCTGACCACCATCACCAGTTTCATCCATACGATCTTCGGCTGTGGGTTTAGGTGGCTCAGGAGTGGTACTAGGTGTCGGAGCGGTAGCTGGCTTCTTCTCGGCATACTCAAACGCCTGTTGGTAAGGTTCCAGGTAGAAGTCATAGTGGCCCATGACATCCGGGGCCGATAGAATCACGCCACGCTCTTTATCAACTTTGACTTGCTCCATCAGCTTATCAAACACCTTCTTTTGAATCGAAGGGTAAGCCTTAAATAGCGGCTCATACTTTTGCAGTACGGTCATTGAATCACGCCTGAAATTGACTGTGGTTTCGGCAATTTGCTTGGCATCACTCTTGATTTTCGATACCTGATTGTCGAGCTTATATTGCTCATTCATAAGCCATTGAGCGGCTTCTTCAGTGGACATTTCACCACCTGAAGCATCTACAACATCTTGTGGTGTACGAAGCTCCTTACCGGATTTTTCATCAACCAGAGTATTCGACAAGCCTTCAGGGTAATAAGCATCCAGCACTTCTTTAGCGGTGGTTTCCAGTTCTTTGCTAGAATTGCGCTCATTACTAAGCAAATCGCTAACTACCTGGCTAACATCGTCTTTGGTTAGTGGTTGCGGAGTTTCCGGGGTAGCCGGCGTTTCTGGAGCTTTAGGCGGTTCAGCGCCTTCTTCCGGTTTCTTCTCTGGATCTGTTGGGGTAGGAGGGGTTTCTTCAGGCGTTTTGGCCGGTTCGTCATCTTTTTTAGGCTCCTCTGCTGGCTTTGGTGGGTCGGCTTTTGGAGGTTCCGCGGCGGCGCCAGGCGTGGCCGGCGGTGTGCCTGGGTCGGTAGGTGGTGTTACCGGCTTTGGATCTTCGCCAAAACCTTTAAATGATTGCTCAAAGCCGTCATCATGATCTACATCTGACATTATACTAGCTCCTTTAATTTGTTATCTACTTCTGTCTTCACACTATTTAAATGGTGGACCACCTGTTTATGTACGGCAATTTGTTGAGTAGGTGTCATCTTAGCTTGCTCGGTAAGGTCAATAACATCGAAGCTGTTATGCTCGGCAATGGCTTCATTAAGGTATCTCTGAACTTCAAGCAGTACCCCTCTATAAGCCTGGTCTTCATCAGGCTCTTTCTCGTCTTCCGGAGTAGCAAACTCGGGAGCGGTGTAGGGTACGTCTTCTGTCTGTGACATAACTGCTTATGAATGTACGTTACTGAACAGGCGGTGTCAAGCCAGGTTCAGGTGCAACAGGGGCGGCTGGTTGCACATTATTTAACGCTGTCGCCAACTCGGGCGCAGTTTCATCGAGTAGTTTATCTTCAACCAGTTTCTTCTTAGCGACCGCTTCAGGATCGTTAGGATCGGTGGTTTGGCTTATGACAGTCACGGCATCTTGCAAGTCGCCGCGCTTCTCGTCAGTCCAGTCTTGCTTGCTCATAGTGGTATCAACGGTAACATCAATTTGCTGGATGTAGTCATAAAGCTGGTTCCAGTCCACTTTCAGGCCATTAGGACTATTCGGATCAGGGAAGGCATCAGGATTGATTCGTAAGATGTCTTCGCGAGTAGCATCATCAACATAAACTATGCCTTCACCGTCCTGTTCAGAGAGGTATAGATCCAGGCCAGAGATAATGTACTGGCACAAAAACTCTTCGATAATAGTAGTAATCTGCTGAATAGCATCGTCAATGCCCTGCTTCTGAGCCTGGGCGCCGGTACCAGTCTTAGATTCACCGATAGCACCAAGCGATTGACCGGGGTTCATGCCCATCATGTTTTGAATCTGCTTGGTAATTTCTTGGCTAATTTGAGGGTATTGCTGGCTGGTAGCAGTATCGAGTGTCAGGAGCGTTACCTTAGAGTTCGGGTCCGCGGAATTGATAACGCCGCCGCTCTTCAGAGCTGTAGCACCACTGAACACGCCTGTCTTGACCATCGTAGGCTTGCTGTTATATAGCCAGGTGGTGGCCACGTTCTGGCGCAGGGCCATCAGGAAGTTCTGATTAGGGCTGGCCAGGCGAACACGGCTATCACCAAAGGGCGACAATTCGGCCGGGTCAATGACCAGGAATAGTGTACGCGGATAACCGAACTTCGAGCGATTAGGCACAACACGGATTTCTTGGTTAATACTAGGACTGAAGGTGCAAATATCGTCATCTTTATCAAAGGAGTAGCGAGTAATAATGTCGTAAGTTTCAGCGTTAGCTTCAATCTTACTCTGTTCCATAGGGGTAATATACTCAGCGTAGTCAGCCGATCCGCTACTATCCGGGCCGGTAGCGATAAGCGCCTTGAGCGCCGGTATATTCCAGGTAGATACGGCCTTTTTGCTCTCTCGATCATAAATGTTTTGGAGCTTACCAGGGGTCATCTTGGTACGAATATAGAAGTAATTGCTATGGCTACCCTCTTGAACGCCTGGCTCGATAGCAAAGTCATTGAAGTGGATTAGCTTAGGCACAATACCGAACTGGCCATACATCTTAGTGCTACTCACTTGGAATACGTTAAAGCCGCGTGATAGTGATCCCCGGCCCCCTAAGTGCAGTATATTTACGAAGCCCTTACCAAAGGTAGTAGGATTCAAAAGTATTTTCTCTACCCGGTTTCGACAAACAATAGCTTCAACCGTACTCTGTGAACCATTAATAGCAACTGATACGTGCGGTATCTGCTTGACCGCAGTACGCATGATCTGACGTACAATGCCGGCAACAGTAGTGTCACCGATATTAGGATTCTTGCCACTGGCACCGTCATACTGAGCATTGGCTATAGTATCGAGCCGCTTGAAATCGCGGATAGCATTATCAACAAATTCCTTACCTTTTTGCCACTCATCAAGGTATCGTAAGATCCTCTGATCGGGAGTAACTTTTCCGTTTGATTTTGAGTATGCTTGTTCTGCCATAATGGTTATACTATATCACCTATCACGCCGATGTTCACGGCTTCAATGGCGCAATTGACTACATCAAATGATGTATTGTCAAGTTCGCTCCATACTTTAAATTTAGCTTCATTGACTACAGGGTTAGGTAATCTAATCCTACAGCGCTTAACAATCTTTTGAGTATCATTAGAATCACCACCGAAAGGCATCGGCGTAGACCAGTTTATTACACGGTTATTAAATGAGCGCCATAGCAATCGAGGGTTGCCCCAACCACCAAATAAGTTACGAGTAAATGAGCCATTGGTAAACGATTTTCGCTTAGTTTTAGTGCGGCCCTTTTTGTCTATATAAGACACTTCTATCCAGATCGTGCCTATAAAATTGGCCACATAGACCACAGCTTGAGTGCTTGCGAAGAATGAATTACGCGCCGTTGTAGCCGGCACTAAAGCCGTTTCAAGTGTTACTGGGAAGGCGGTAACGGTACCATCAGCTTCTTCATCTTCAGCCACGTAAGAATCAACCAGCTTGAAGAAGTGGTTGCCCTGGCGAATATACATAAAGCTGTCGCTATTAGGCGGTGATACCGGGCCTAACCAATCAACAGCCAGATCCCAAATATACCACTTCGGCTTCTGCTTGTTGGTCATGTCACGTACAAGAATTTGATTGTTATAGTCGAAGCCGCGTGAAGGCACCGCGAACATTACGAGGTTATTCCAGGCACCACCAACAATCTTATTAAAGTCAGCGTTTTTAATGGTGCCGTATGTACTTGATATTGGATCGCTAACAATTGAAGGCGACAGGACGTTTTGTAAGTCTTGCTCAGTCTTGATCGAGGTAATGCCATCGGATGATGGGAACTGAAGCTCACCCAGGTATGGCACCACGCCATATCGAGCATATACCGCGGAAGCGCCGGCGTTCAGCTCATCAGCGCCCCAGTATTGAAGCGTGGTGTTGCCGTAACTAAGTGTCTTCTGGCTAATAATCTGCTGTTTGGAAACACCCTCAGTACCCGAGAATAAGGCCAAGAGGTTCGGTATATTCTGGTTGTTACGGAAGCCTACAACAGAGGTAGGATAGTAGTTTGTACCCTTAAGAAGTGGTAAGCGTTGCGCTCCGTTGTTAGCACCGAACGATACGCCCTCATCGGTCAGGGCGCCAAAGTATAGGTCATAAGGATTGTCCGGATCGCCGTAAAGGACTGGAACATCACCAGCCATAGTACCAGAAGTGGCCTTGATGCCATCAGTCGAGTTGGTATCAGGAGCGGTGTTAAAGGCAATATCAAAGCCTACGGAGCCATTATCTACGAAACTGGCATCAGTTACCGGAATATTGCTTTTAAGCATAGCCAAGTCGCTAGCAACCGGCGTGGTGCCTTGTAGGGATATGGCGGCATATAAGTTACGGCTAGTGGCATCAGCCGGCGGCGTGTCGTTAAAGGTAAGGGTCAAGTATTCGGTGCCATCAGCCTTCCAGGTAGAGCGACTTTTCGATACCGCCTGAGCTAATATCGGACTAATTGCTGTTTCACCGCCGCCATCAGAGTTATAAGTGTAGGCATACCAAACAGTGAATGGGCCAGAGCCAGTGATACCAGTCGCGGCGGCTGTAATCGCGGACACCGGATCATCAACGTGCGTGAAGATAGTCATGGCTAGAGTGGCTAGAGTAATAAATCGAAGCTCATCCACGCCATTCATGCAAAAGAGAACGTCATTTGATCGAAGGAAAGTAGTAATAAGACCCGGTGTAGTGGTTATCGAGTTGTCGCCGCCACAATCAGTCCACTCAGTATCATTAGGCCGGCAATACTTCATTTTGCCATCATCAGCGATAAGATGGATTATTTCACCGCCATAGTAAACAGTGGCGACTTCACTGTTAAAGCCTACTGAATCGGGTAGCCAGCGCTTCTTGCTATAGCGCTTGGTGAAGTTGTTTGCTGAATTCACCCGACCATTACGGCCATAGCTCATAGCATCCGGTGGAATATTATAATCGCCGCGCTCATCAAGACCACTAGCAAAAGAAGTTACCTGGACCGGCGTGACAATCGCCGCGCCTTTTACTTTAACCGGATCATTGACAGCCATTACCAGATACCGCCGATATTACTAAAGTCATCTCTTCGCATCATATCAACTTCATTGGTTGAATTATTGATGGATATAGCCTTATTCAGCTCATTATTATACTTTTGAGCAAAACTCGGGCTAAGACTAACTTTAGTTACATCGGCGAGGGTATTGTTTTTAGCAACACCCAAAACTGCTACCTGGCTATTGGCTATCTTATCGAGAGCAGTATCATCATTACGAGTAAGATCAGGTATGTACTCAACCACATCTAGCACAATTTGAGCGCCGACTTCTTCTAGTTTAGGAACACGCGATAAGACAATATTGCGGCCGACAAAGGTAGCTCGGTCCGGCCGGTCCAGTTCATCATCAACAATTCGCTGATTAGGATCCACCATTTTGAACTTGGCTATTACGATGCCATCACTGACAAATTTCAGGTACTTGTCTTGATCTATAACAGGAGTACGATACTTGTCTGGTAGCTTCCACGAGTAGGTCGTGATATTAGCAATGGTAGCTAAGACATAATCATCAACGCGTACTTTATTCCAGTAGGCTTCACATTCGTATTCCTCTTTCCAGAGGTTAAAGCCCAGGATAAAATTGTTTTCAAAGTCTATTAAGTCCTGGCCGGTGTCATCGTTTTGGGCGCCATTAATACTATAGTAAGTTTTTTGCGCTAATTTTCTGATGTTGTCAATTGCGGCCATAGTCTTATTCTACCTGCTACTGCTTATATTATGAACTATATTCGGCCTTACCCTACGGATAATTGGTACCGAACCGGACTTTGAATCAATGCTAGCGTACTCCTGAACTTTAGGACCAGAGCTTTTAAGTGTGCCAAAATCGGTATCAATCTGCTTTGCGCCGCCCCTGCTTCCAGCACCACCTTTTCGGCCCTTAGTTTCTTTGGCAGTATATTTAGGCTTATCAAGAGCGCCCTTCTTGTACGACACGCCCTTTTCGGTCAATTGGTGGTCAATATCATAGAGTTTTTGATACATATCAGGATCGTACTCATCGGCTTCTGGATCGCCCATTTTACGCCATTCTTCAACACCAGTAGATTTATAAGCATCAATCATTTCGTAAGGCACCTTGCCCTGCTTATAGACTTCACCGCGCTTGATAGAAACATCTACCTTCTTAATATCGCTTGGCTTAACGCTTTTATCAGCACTCATAAGCTCACGCTTCAAGCGCAAGGCCCGGAGGTTAGAATCATACTGTTCGCGCTCAAGGTAGGCCGTATCATCACCAGTTGCGCTAACACCTTTAACAAAGGCTTTTTTCAGGTCTTCAAGTTCGCCCTCTTTAAGTGGCTTACCGGACTTAATTTTATTGTACGTGGCCAGCTCTTTACCATCTAGCACTTCTTTGATGTTAGGGTCGTCAAACAGGCCGGTATCAGTCAATTTCTTAAGATTGGTATCTGTTTGTGACTGAATTTCACGTGAACGCTCTTCACCTTTACCCTGTACATCCGAAGCGGCACCGGCAAGGATTTCAAGAGGATTCGGATTAGTAATAGAATCACCGGTATCACTGACCTTATCGGGTATGCCAGCGGCATTATTTATGCCAGGTATGCCACTAGCAACCTTATCTAAGAAATTTTCCCAGTTAGAGCCACTATTAGTATCATTTTTGGTTGGATCAAATGATTTCGATATTTGATTAAGCAACGCGCCAGCCGGGGTTACAGCCCGGACCGTACTTGCACCCATTTGAGCCATGAATTTGCCTAAATCGGTCCGGCCATTGACGACATCCATGATATTACTGGCCTGGTCAGTAGGCAAGATACTAGGAACAGCCTTAGCCACATCCGCTGTGGCTTCCGATATGTTACCGCCATTACGACCTAAACTAGCGTAAAACAGCCCTGGTACAGCCCAGGCGCCTAAATAAGCAGGTAATTGATACCAAGCACCACCTATTTTGATAGAGTTTTCAGTTTTGCCTTCACGCTCCCATTGAGCGCGTGTTTCCTTATCAGGAGGATATGCACCACTAATCATGCCGGCCGCCCCAAGCGCATAGAACGCTGGAGGTAGGATTATACCGCCAGTACCGGCCTGTTTGATACCTTCTTTAACAAGAAGAGCGCGTTTAGTAGGATCAGCTTCACGCAAGGCTTTAACAAAGGTAGGAGCGCCTAAAGTAAAGCGCTTTACACCCTCAACGGTAGAACGGCCAATAGCAGTCGGGAAGCCAATTGTCATACGCGCGACCAGCTTACCGGTAGCTTCACTCAAAGGAGTTGGCTTACCAGCCGACACCGCATCAGAAACCACATTTTTAACCAATGTTTCGACCTTGTTATTTCGGGTTATGCCTTGACCTAAGCCGGCGGCGACCCTTGCGGCACCAGCATACTCACGAGCCAAATTATCCGGATCCTGCCGGGCCATAACACTTGCTCGATCAGTCAATTCCCGGCCAGTGTAGCCCTGGTCTTTCAAAACCTGCCTATAGTGGTCAAGAACATTGTGCTTAGTCTGGCTATCAATGATAGTATCGCCTAACTGGTTGCCAGTTGTAGCCCAGTTTTTAAGGTGGCCCAGTGGATTCTTGCCAGCATTAGAAGCCCTAGCACCTGCTACCGAGCGAAGATTATCTACACCTTCACCGAAGCCGCTTATAGTTCCGCGGCCGAAACCACCGCCAATTTTAACGTCATTAGCTCTTGATTTCTTAGTAAGTGAAGCCAGCCTACTAGCCGCTTTACCAAATAGACCCTCTTCAACACCACCAACGGCGCTGTTCACGAAGTTTCGGATAAACGTACCGGTACCGGATAGCATTGAAGCATCTACAGCATCCATCTGATACAGATCAGCATCGTCAGCTAGCTTATCGAGTTCACGAACCTGTTTGATATCTTTGTTACCCTTGAGCGCCTTGCTAGCGACCTTGAACTCAACCTGTTTAGCGGTCCTATCGGCATTTTCAGCCGCATCCTGGGCCGCATGATACCTTTTAGCATTAGCACTTGTAGGATTCTGATTAAACTCTTCAAAGGCTCTAGCGGCATCATCACGAGCGGTCACATAGGCATTTTCAGCGACTTCGACATCATCAAACCACTTGCCATCAATCTTAGTAGGATCATCAGCCAGGCGATATATTTTGCTTTCATATCGGCTAATAAGCTCATCGGTGGTAGCGTTGCGGCGCATAGTATAGTTGCGGAGCGCGCCGGTCTGACCCCATACGGTGCCGTCTTCTTTAAGAATAGCCCGGGCTTCATTCCACTCTGGTGTACCGCGTGGAATACGTTTTTGCTCAAATAGAGCGGCAATGTTACGAATATCACGCCGATTGAAGCCACCAGTTTCAAGCTGATTCTTACGAGCAGTTTGCAAGACGTCAGCATTAGACATTTGAGAGGTTTCTTGAACGGCTTGTTGCATTTCAGCCTGACGACTAGCTTTTTGATAGGTGCCGCCATTAGCAGATCGAGCAAATTCACCTGTAGGAGTAAAGCCTTCGCCTGACTGAGTGGCCGGTGAAGCAGTTTCAATACGGTCCATAGCTTCGGCAGTCTGTTCCTGAGTTTTAGCCATCTGACGAGCCAATTTACGCTGATTCCGGGCCGCGGCGACCTGGCGCTTATTAAATTGCTTGGGATTATCTAAAACTTGCTGGACTTCAACCGGTAGCGATGGCGGTGTTTGAGCGGCCACAACTTCACTTCTAGCGTTATTAGGTGCTGTTTGCTCTGTAACACGAACCGCGCCAGGAGTTTCAGGTAGGTTAGTCGGCACGACAGTCTGATCGGTAACAGGTATGGTATTTACCTGTTTGACATCAATTGGCCGGCCGGGAGGTAATTCTTGACCTTGATCGCCCTTAGCAAGCAACGCCTGGACTTCCGGATTATTTGCTTCATCAAAGGCTTTCTGAATACCCGGATCAGCTCGACCAGCACGTAACTGACGTTCAGCTTCGTCACGCCAATCAACTTTAGTCATTCGCTTACCTTTGGTATCACCGAATCGTACATTGTTAGAAACTCGCTTATAGCCACCTTCAGCGGTAGGTACCATATCAACACCATTACCTTCACCAACATCACGTAAGAAGGTAGCGTACTCATCAATAAGACCATCCTGGCTACCTTTTGCGGCAGTTTCGTCAATTCTAAATGGTGCTGAAGGCGTGCGTGGAGTTATACCTTCAACAAACGGATCGGGTCGAGCGGTGGCATTAGCTTCACTAGCGGCGCTTTTTTGGCCTTCAACGCGGATCTGATTAAGTTTTTCGTATGAGGGGAAATTGAAATCACCAGATAACTCTTTTATAAGTTGTGGCTGAGGTCGAGGAGGTGTACGAACTGGTATTGGCTCAGGCAAGCCGCCTTCAACTTTAATTGGAATATCCTGAACACCACGGACCGGTATTGGCCGTGGTCGCAAAGCCTGATTAGCCGCTTCCGCACTTGCTGAAATGGCCGCATCATCCAGCTCATTTACAGCGACTTCAGGAGCTACACCCCGACCCCTAGCTATACTAGGTATAATCTTGTTTCTAAAGCCCCGGGCCAGCGCTGGCAAGCCAACATCAGGAATAATACCGAGGATTGAGTTAAGTAGGCCGGCCTTGATAGCCTGTTCGTTCGTACCACCTTCAGCACGCGTATTTATGTCACCGCTGGCATAGTTACCGGCCGTAGCTTTAATAATATTAGGCGCCTGGCTTCGGATGCCAGCCCTAAGACCACCTTGTTTAATACCTTCTGAAATAGCACTACCGCGGCCCAGGGTATAAAGATCTAGCATACTTACGGCCGTAGGAGCGACAACATCTTTCACACCAGTCTTAATATCACCACTTTCGGCGCCTTTTTGGTCATAAAGTGTACCAGCGTTGAATAGACCGCCTTTATTCTTTTCAAACATGTTATCAGCGGCATCAAGCTGTCTATTAATATCAGTTACCCGGTCAGTCGCTTTATTGGCCCGGTCTTTAGCCGCTATAATTCGAGCTTTATCGCCTGACTTTATAGCTTTTGTAAGCTCTTCAGTGGCCGCGCTCTGTTCACGCGTTGCAAGCTGTTGCTGTACCGTAATGCCTAGCTGTGGAATTTGAGCGCCGGCAGTATTGAGCATTTTAGTCACCTGGCCGACAACCGGCGTTCGGGTAACAATATTGCCTGGCTTATCTAAAGTAAGGGGCTTTTCTTGCTGGCCTGGCAGTAATCTAGTTCGATTATTACCCTCTTGACGGCGAAATTTATCAGATTCAGTATTTGCATCAAAAACATCACGGATTCGATTACCAATGCTCTGTTTTGGCTTGTCTATTTTAATACCATAGCTTGGCCGGGTAGCTTCTGAATACTTACGGACCGATTCGATTGGTACATTAGTTTCACGAGATATACGCTCCCAAGACTTGCCGGCATTTAAGCCATCATTAACGTCATCTTCAGGAGTTCGGGGCTTTGTTGTTGGCTGAACGATTGTACCAGGCTTTGGAGCCTGGGCCACCTGCAAGTTTGGCGATTTATTTACAGGTACGACCCCCATATCCTGGGGTTTATTAAGCACCAAATTCTTATTAAGGTCTTCAAAGATATTTACCGGACTTCTTGAGGTCAGTGGCCGATCTAAGTTATCTACATTAGGACCGGACTGCTGTTGGCGTGGTGCCTGAACAGATGCTCTTTGGCGTGCTTCCTCTTCGTCTTTTCGCTTCTTTTGATTACGGCGTTGAACTTCACCACCGCGATTCCACGGTGTTATTCTATCTAGCACTCTCGTGAAGATAGAAGCCATAATTTAAACTCCTGCTGGAACTGGGGCCGGTACCGCTTCCTTACGCCGGCGTGGATCAGTCATGGTGAAGATACCAGAACCTACTTGTCCGTCCGGCGATGTTACAACACTAGGCTGTGTTGGATCTGCAAATGCTGACAATTCAGGTGCCTTTACTGCTACCGGAGTAGTGTCGTAAGGACTGACCTGAGTACGGCTGTTTGCGGCAATTCGTGGAGTAAGGTCGCCAGCACGATTCATCCAGCTAGTGGCGTTAGCTGAATCACCTACATCACCATAGAAACCGGCCATTTTGCCGAATAGGTCTTGTAACTGAGTGTCAGAATCGCGGCGAATTGCACCCTGATTATTGCGAAGGGCATCCTCATTAAGCCTTCGCTTTGTACCAAGTTCGCCTAAGAAGCTACTAAGTACGTTATCAAGCGAACTTTGATTTTCTTTTCGGGTATCAGCGCCGGTGCGAATATCGCCGGCTGTTACACCGCCTACAGTATCGCGTGCCTGATCTTCAACTGTGCCGCCGGCGGCGCCGGTACCACGAAGCAAGCTCATAAGGCCACCAAGACCTTTAATACCTGCCCGAATCGAATCCATGAAGTTAGAATCGTAATTTAATTGATTGGTAGTAGTAGATTCATCGTATTGTTTGCGCTGACCCTGTTCCTGAGTATTAAAATCCTGAACAGTATTAGCATAGCGCTGTTCTTCGGCCAATAACGCATCACGAAGTAAGCCCGGAAGTTCGTCAATCGTTCGCTGAGTGTTAGTAGCGCCAGCTTGATTGAAAACTGGAGCGGAAGGGGCACTAGCACCAGTAGGATTACTTGGAGCCGGTGAACTGAGAGGAGGAAGAGCCGGATCCCGAATTTCTGTAAAGCCCATCTGTCTACCAGTTAAGAGTGGAGCCATCCACTCCCTAACACCATCAAAGCTATCACCTTTTTGGTATTCTTTACCGTTTTGTCCGATCCAATATACGCCAGCCATATTAATTTTCCTTGTTCAAAGTGTTAGAGTTCATAAGCATATTCTACCACAAAAGCACAAGAGAAAAGCCTAATTGTGTTATGCGGTCCGCTTCCACATTCTAACTACGATGTAGGGTTGCAAGACACTCGTAGCTGAAGGAGTGGTGCTATCAGTTGCACCACGCAATGGAACGCCGGCTGTGCTACTAACACCCGAGGTATTACCGGCCGTAACGACACGGTTTGTGGAGGTATAGGTCGTAACACCACTTGAAATTGAGCGGGCATCAGCGAAGGTATTACCGCCGGCATCGTGGAAATAAACTTGGGCATAGGCGCTATCGCTTAGAGCATGAGTATGTGCGGCCCCTGCCACCGTTTTAGCACCACCAGTTTCTTCATCAACATCAAATTCCGTCTGACCAGAATCAAAACCTACAGGTACACGACCAGCACCAAAGGCGGCCCAGGTACCGCCAAGAAAAGTGCCTGGATTGGTACTACTCGTATTTATATAAATTGAGCCTACAGGGAAAGCGGCCAGTAAAGTTGCGGCCTGTTTTGTAGCATCTGAGGTGTTATCTACGTTCCCAAGTCCAACATCGCCTTTTACGAGCGATAATAAAGTTTTAAAGGCCGCGTAAGTTTTGCTTTTAATAAGTTTACCGGAAGTACCATCAAAAATAGCTGGTAAGTCATCGGTTACGCTAGCCGGTCCGATAACAGCACCATCAATGTTTGTTTGAGCGATAGACCAGTTTGCGCCAACAGTAGCTTGGTTGCCCGAAGCCGAACCATCCACTAGACAAATAATAAGATCGCCAATTTCTACATTTATCCCTGATGCCCCACCAATTTTGCCAGCAACACTAATACGATACGTGTGACCTTTATCAGCGGCAGGGTAGTTAGGATTAGCAGAGCAGTCAATAACCCCCTTGAAAACCATCGCATCTTGAGCGGCAATTACAGCATCAACATAGGCCGTGGTAGCAATTTTAGTCGAGTTATCACCGTTAGATTGAGTTGGTGCCGTTGGATTACCGGTCAATGCAGGGGAAGCTAACGGCGCTTTAAGAGCAAGAGCATCAAAAACGGCATTTTGTGATGGTGCAATGGTAGTCGTGCCGTCATTTATGGCATCAGCTACTTTTGCATCAATGGCGGTTTGTTGAGCCGTACTGACTGGTTTTGCCGTGTCGGCGGTGTTATCAACATTTGATAGGCCAACCTGAGTTTTAGTAAGCCCGGTTAGTGCAGAGCCGTTGCCAGCAGGTGCCAAATAATCAGTTCCAGCTACCGCGGCGGCGATTACACCCGATGCGGCCTTCAAAAGTCCAGTAGTAGTCGCTCGTTTCAAGAGCTTACCGGTAGTTCCGTCAAATAACGCTATTTCACTGGCTACAGAGCTTGCTGGTCCGACCACATCGCCTGAACCCGGGCCAGCCGGGCCAATTATCGAGGTACCGGCGCCCCAGGCACCAGCAGTTTTAGGACCGTAAATATCATCGGCGGCAGTATCTATATAAAAATCGCCATCTACGCCATCAGTCAAATCATCAGGAGGGCCAGAGCCATTAAGGACAGTTTTACCATCAGCTCCGGCCGCACCAGTAGCACCTGTCGGGCCTGTTGAACCGGTAGCGCCGGTTGAACCGGTAGCCCCAGTAGCACCTGTACTACCCTTAATATTTGCAATTACGCCCCAAGAACCGCCACTCTTTAAATAAACGTCATCGTTTGAAGTTCGTAAATATAAATCACCATCTACGCCGCCGCTTGGCGCACCTGAGCCAGTGGTCCAAGTAGCACCATCTACACCAGGGTCGCCCTGCGGACCCTGCGGCCCAGTGGCGCCAGTCGCTCCAGTACTTCCAGTTGAACCAGTTGCCCCGGTCGGTCCTGTAGGCCCGGTCGGTCCTGTTGGACCTGTTGGACCAGTATCACCGGTTACGCCTTGTTCACCCTGGGGGCCAGTTTCACCCTGATCGCCTTGTGGGCCTTGCGGTCCGGTCGGTCCGGTAGCTCCTGTAGCACCGGTGTCACCTTTGTCACCTTTAGCGCCGCCAGTTACGGTTGCGGCAATTTCGCCGCCTTGCTCAACGGTAGTTTCAACAGTTGTAGCACTACTAAGATCGGCATCAATTATGCCACCTTCGGTTACTGTGACGTTTATAGTGACGTCAGACATAGTTACGCCGTTATTCTATTAGTCGCCGTGACATCTAATTCAAATTTGCCAGAAACAGCAGGATAAATATTGCCGTCCGTATCAATGACTTTAATATCCCAAACATAACCGCTACCTTTTTCGTGGGCCATGCCAACATCACCGGGAGCAATTGTAATTACACAAGAATTATCGGTCATGGCGATGTTTTTAGGAGTTAAAATATCATTTTCAAGGTCAGTAATATCATTATCAATTTCAGTTTTTACAGTAAATAAGGCCGTTTCACCGTCAGGAGCGCCCACTGGTGGCGTATAGTTGAACGTCATGTTGTAAGTGGTGCCGCGAACGTATGCTAAATCTGCCATAAAATTTCTCTATTAAGATGTTTGATTATCATGCCCTTATATTACCATAAGAAATTAGTAAACCCCGGTTTTTTAGGCCGGGGTTCGTGACAGAAGACAAATGGTTTTTACACCAATTTAATTTTACTTCGCCTTGTTGAAATTAGCAATCCATTTATTAACTTCACCACGGTTCCAATCATCATTGCTCGGATTATCCGGAAACTGCAAAAATACGAACTTGTGATATGGCCGGGAGCCAGACTTCGGCACACTTACAACCTCTTGCTCGATCTGTTCGCTATCAATCAGGTAATGAAGCGCCATCAGATATTCGTGGTAGCCATAGCCCTTACCAGTAGTCGGATCTTTAATCAGGCTGTTCAGCCGACCGCGCGTGATGTTCACTTCCTGGGCCTGGTAGTGTTGCATGATCCGAAGTAGCTTATTCGATAGGTCGGCATCAAAAGTGACTTCAGGCCCAGTAAGCGCCTTAACCCGGTCCTTCTTTTCATCAAGCTCAATCTGGCCGGCCTTGACCGCATCCCAAATGGCCAGGTTTATGTCGAGTGGCGGCAAATCAAGGTTTGCAACCAGCTCTGAAATTTTATTAGTGTCCAAAATTTTCAAGAGATAAGGAATGTTCATGTTATGATTCTATCACATGAGCGTAAACACTATAATCAAAGACGGAGTAATAGAAAAATTAAGCTACCCGGTAACAGTCTGGGATTTAGACGAAGAAAGGTGGCACCATAACCCCTCAATAGCTCGGGATAAGGCCGGCAAAATTTGGGTCAGCACTCGGCATCACGAAGAACGGCCAGTAGTCCGGTATTCAAACATTAGCCAGCCATATTCACACCCACCATCACAATTAATGCTCGGTGTTTTGGATGAAAAAACCCTCAAAGTATCAGGTGTTAAACGAATTAAGCCCGAAAACAAATCACCAATATTTTTGCTTGAAAAAGAGATCGAAGACGTCCGTATATTCTGGCGCGAAGATGGCTTGCATGGTATCGGCGTAGCTATCAATGCTCATGGCTTTGCCGGCGAAACTCGAGTTTATGAAATTGAAATATTAATTGATTATAAAAAAGGCACTTACAAATTGCTTAAAGATTATGGCTATATCAAGGGCCACATGGAAAAGAACTGGTCGCCGCCATCAGAGCCAGCACGCGGTTTCGATTACATATACAGCCCCTCTGAAGTAGTCCTAGAAAATAAAGTGTACGGCAAGGAATACACTGGCATAACTCACGGTGGTAGCCAAGTAATTCCGTATAAAGATGGCTGGATCCGCATAGCCCATCAAGTAGTAAATCTTCCGGGCATAACTCACCGTTGGTATATTTCAGTTGCAGAACGGCTGGATATTAATGGCTTCGTAACTCATAACAGTCAATTTTTCGATATGCAAACCGGTTGGCGGCCACAAATTCGCGAATCAGTTGAATTCGTTTCAGGCATCGTCTGGTCTAAAGGCAAAGAGGAAGAAGAGCTATTGGTTAGCTACGGTCTTCGTGATGAAACCTGCGCCTTCGTTAAAATTCCTGTCGGAATATTCAACTGGACCGAATTTGACCCTGACATCAGCTATTATAATTGGAAGTTCGCTGACGGTAAGCCACCTACTGATAAAAAATTCTGGCTAGGCGAAAAATTTACCGGTTCTATTTATCATCCAAACCAGGATAAAATAATTCCTTAACGACCCTTACGGTTTTTGGTAGCTTCAGCCAAGTCTTTTTCAGATTTATTAGGACGTACTCGAACCCTAGATGGAACTACTGCTGGAGGTGCATGATATTCTTCAGTCATTCTGGCAATATTTTTTTCAGCCTGACGAACACCCTCAGAGGTTTCTAAAATTTCGTAAGTATTGTGATCTTCAGTATTGCTTGGATTAACAAGCGTGTTACCCTCAGCTAAGGGGTCTTTGCCTTCACCAATAGGTCGTGCATCAACGGTGTCTTCTGCCATCAGATTACGCCGGATCTACGTCAGTGTAACCTGGGCCACCAGCTTCAGCCCAACTAGCTTCTGGATCAACATAAAGTTTCAGTCCACGTGTTTCAGGTGCTAGACCTGATTCTTGAATTATTGCGTAAGTTGCCATAAAAATTCCTTGTTTAGATTCGTAACTTCATTCTACCATACCAGATGCCCGGCGAACTATAAATTAATCACTAGCTTAATGGGCCGGTACTGGCCTTAATTTAGTGTCACATTGCCAGCATTTGCCTGGGGCATTTGAGCTTCCGTGATAATTCGGACACTCGTAAATAATCATGCGGCGGCATCGCCTTCAACATCAACGTCATGCAAGTGCTCGTTGTGATAAAACGGATTGCCGGCAACATGGCCCAGTGAAGACAGATGCCTGAAATCAATTCTAGGCGGCCGCTTTTCCCAACCCAATTCAACCGGATCTTTTGGCTGATATGGCAGGTCGTCAGGCACGCCCTCGACTGAACGAAATTTAGGCTCTTCCATCACCAACTTCCAGGTCATGTTTATACTGCTCAATGGCTTCATCAAAAGTACAGTCGCCGGTATCAACATAACCCATCAGATCTTCAAAAAGGGCGATCCTACCAAGCCTTTGATCGTAGGCTTCAAGCACTTCCGTTTCATGGTCACGTTCCACTCGTTCGCCCATGACTAGCCACCTACGTATTCAAAACTATGCTTAATGCTATGCCCAAGAGTGAAGACACAGCCGCTAGTAGCACAAGTTGGTGCCATGTTATCATTCCTCGCCGATCACAATATTGCCGGGTATGTCTAGCTGAAGTTGCGGATCAGTTGAATAATAATGGATGGCGGCCCGGGTAGGTACGCGTGTTGGCCTGGTTGGAAGTAGTGGAGGTAGTTCGGACCAGGCGCCACCAAGTAGTTGATGGCCGGCAAATCGAGCGGCTTCAAGGGGAAGTTTTGCTATTCGTAATAGTTCCATAAATTTGATTATAGGCTTAAGCGAATTAACGTCAAGCCAAAATAAAAACCCCAGGGGGTGGGCACCGGGGGTTTTTATCGCCTGATCGACATACCTTAAGGAAGGTAAGTTTATTCTAGCACACTGGGCGCTAGGCTTCGATCAAAGCAACTAATTCGGCCTGAGTAGTTTCAGCCGTATAGTCAATGTTCTGATTCCGGCAGATTGCCCGAAGTTGCCTACGATTCATGAATGTAATTGGAGTTGGATATTGAGCCATAACCGTATTGTAAACCTATGTAATTTAATTGACAAGTAATTGACAACTACCGATTCTCGCCGGTTGGCCGGGTGTGATTCGTCCGTCCTGTTGTACCGCCGACTGAAGCGGCTCAGGAAATTAGGGCTACCCGGCTTTCGGAAGCTGAGATACTGGCCGTTACTAGGCATCAGAAAATTAACTTGATTTGGGAGTACACCCAGGCTTACATGGCTATCTTAGTTGTCACTACGGTTTTGGTTACTTGCGCCTATATCGCAGTCACTACGAATGATGATGGGCAGCGGCACGCGGCCCGGTTGTTTTTGACCCGC